AGGTTCCAGGCATAGTAGTACAACTGATCCCGCCGGGTCCGGCACCGATCAACGGTGTTCCGAGCAACATCGCCGGCCTCGTCGGCATCGCATCCTGGGGACCGGTCGGTGTCCCGGTCTTCGCGAGCGCCTACAACGATGGCTCGGCCAAGTTCGGCCAGATGCAGGCGCGCAAGTACGATCTTTCGACTGCGCTGTGGAATGCCAGCCAGCAGGGTAATGTTGGCGCATACGCTCTCGTTCGCGTCACGGACGGCACGGACGTCGCCGCTACCGCTGCGCTCGGCACCACGTTCGTTACGCTGACGGCAAAGTACACCGGCACGCTCGGCAACACCCTTTCGGCGACGCTTTCGGTCGGCACCAAGGCGAGCACGACCAAGCTGACGCTGTCGGCGCCTGGATTCACGTCGGAAGTATTCGACAATATTCCCGGCACGGCCGCAACGCTTCGTGACGCCATCGTTTCTGCGGTGAACAGCGGCAATAGCCAGTTCCGCGGCCCATCTGCGCTGGTCACTGCCTCTGCGGGTGCAGCATCGACCGCGCCCACGCTACCGACGACCGTTGCCTTCGCATCTGGCACTGACGGCGCCACGACGATCACCAGTTCGGTACTGCTTGGCACCGATACAGCGCCGCGAAAAGGCATGTACGCCCTTCGCATGACCGGCGCCTCGGTTGCGGCGCTTGTCGACTGCGACGACACCACGTCGTACGCCAATCAGGTCGCTTTCGGTCTGTCCGAAGGCGTCTACATGCTGATGGTGGGCCCCGCAGGCGATACGATCAGCAACGCTGTCACGACCAAGGCGACGGCCGGCATAGATTCGTACGCTGGCAAGCTGATTTTCGGCGACTGGGTCTACATCAACGACACGGTCAACAACCAGGTCCGCCTGACGTCGCCGCAAGGCTTCTTCGCCGGCTACTTCGCGAACGCTTCGCCGCAGAACTCGTCGCTGAACAAGCAGATGCAGGGCATCGTCGGCACACAGCGCACCTACACCGGTCAGCCGTACTCGCAAGCCGAACTGCTGCAGCTCGTGCAGGCTGGCATTGACCTGATCACGAACCCGATTCCGGCTGGCAACCAGTATGGCTCGCCGATCGGACTCAATACGAGTTCCGATCAGGCGTTGCACGAAGACTCGTACACGCGCCTGACGAATTACATCGCCTACAGCATCAACGCGTGGGGCGGTAAATTCATCGGCCAGTTGCAGGGCTTCCAGACTTACGATCAGACGCGCGCCAATGCATATGCCGGCCTCGCCCAGTTCATGCAGAACATGGTCGACACCGGAATGATCGACTCGTACAAGGTGACGCTCGACAAGTCTAACAACACCGACGCCCGAATCATGCAGGGTTGGATGCAGGCCGATGTTCAGGCCCGCTACAAGGCGGTTGTCCGCAACTTCCTGGTGAATTTGCAGGGCGGTCAGACGACCGTCATCGTCAAGCCCGCTGGCACCTAAGCCTCCCTACTCCCAATTCTGACCTCGCTGCGGCGGGGTTTTCTCGTTTAAGGAGGCAGCAATGCCGATGAACGGTTATTCCGTTGGGCGCGACATCACGCTTGTGATCCAGACGCCGAACGGCGCACTGACGCTCAACAAGATCACGAAGTTCAGTTCCAAGCAGGAATCCACCGAGGTTCGCGTGAAGCGCCTCGACGGCATCACGGATCGATTGCGTTTCTTCGATGGCTGGTCCGGTTCGTTCGACGTGGAGCGTCAGGACAGCGTAGTCGACGACTACTTTTCTCAGCTTGAGGCGAACTACTACGCCGGCATCAACGAGCAGCCGTGCCAGATTTATGAGACGCTGACGGAGCCGAATGGCACCACGACCCAGTTCCGCCACGATGGAGTGCTGTTGTCGCTGGCTGACGCTGGCGAGTGGATGGGTGATGCGACGGTGAAAATCTCGCTGAACTGGACCGGCTCGCGCCGCACCAAGACTGCATAAGGCAAAACATGACGAAAGTCACAGTGAATCAGACGGAACAGACGCCGTCGCAACAGATCGTCGCTCAGGCTAAGGCGGAAGTCGTCACGACTGACGCTAAAGGGCGCGAGATCAGGCTGCGCAAGCCGGCCGCCCTCAGCAAATTGCGCTTCGTGGACGCGATGGACGAATCGTCGGGCAATCCGATGTGGCGCGGCATGGTGGCGCCCCTCATGTACGTGCATTCGATTGATGGAGACGTGATTCTGATGCCTTCGACGAAGCGCGAGATTGAGGCTTTGTATCAGCGCCTCGATGAGGAGGGCATGGAGGCAATCGCCGCAGCTCTGCCCGGCAATTTCGGTCTTGCTAATGCGGAGGTCGACGAGGAAGCCGCAAAAAAATAGTCGGTAACGTCGCCGTCCGCAATGCCCTGTGGCTGGTGAGCCATGGCGTGCCATTTGATCTCGCCTTCTCGATGGATGACACGACGCTCAATGCGTTCGCGATCATCATTTCTGAGCAGCAAGGGGGCGTGACTTTCAACTGGCATACCAAAGAGTTCGCGAGGAAGGAATGAGGGAGTTCAAGAGTTTTGGCGCCTTCGCCCTGCATCTCGAGCGGCTGGCGGCGACCTCTGGAGAGGTCAAGCACCATATTCTGGACAAGGCCGGCGAGGAAGTGCAGAAAACCGCGCAAGGAATGATTGGCGACTATCAGCAGGCTGTCGGCCCCTACCCCACGTGGGAAGAACTGGCCGACTCGACTAAGGCTGAACGCTCGCGGCTTGGCTACTCGGAGAATGATCCTGGTTTCCGTACCGGCGAGATGCAAAGATCGGTTCAACGTACCGTTTCCAGTGAAGAAATGGCCGTTGGCTCAAACGATCCACACATTGTCTGGTTCGATCAAGGCACGCCGAAGCAGCCGCCGCGGCCCGTCTTCGGCCCCGCTGCATTGCACAGCATGGACCGCGTGAAAACGATCATCGGCGCGACAGCGTTCGCATGGGTAGCTGGCGCTGGCTGGCGCAAGCCGCGACTCACGTCCTTTTGAAGTAGGCGAACAGGAACAGTATCCAGGCGATCGCCAGATACACGCCGATATATGGGAGCAGCATGATCCCCATTGGCGCAATGACCGCAAGCCATCGGTTCATCGGCGGCCGGTGCGCCCAACGAGCTCGCCAGCCAACCGCGTGACCGCTCACGCTGCGTATCGTCGGTTTCGGGTACTGCACCCATGAAACATGATCCGCCAGCCATTCGTGCGTGCGATAAACGAACTTCATCTCGCCTCCATCCCGTAAGTGTTTGAGTTTAATACAAAATGATCGACGCCTACGCGATTGGCACAACGCTCAAGCTGCACGACTTTGTCACGCCGCAACTGCTGAAGTTGTCGGAGCAGTTCGCCAAGGTTGATGCATTGGCATTGCAGGTCAACAAGCGCCTGCAGAAGATGGGCGCCGAGGTTGTTGGCGTGCGCAATCTGGCAGCCGCTTCAAAGACACTTGACGCAGGATTGAAGGGCGTCAATACGGAAGCCTTGTTGGCGGAACGCAATCTGCGAGGTATCAAGGGCGCCCTGCCGACAGGCAGCATCGGCATTGAGCGAGAACTGGCAGCGGCTAACGTTGAGGCCGCAACGCTCGAGCGACGCTTGCTTGGTATGCGTGGGATGGGGCGCGGTGGCGGCGGTGTTCCGCCGATTCTGCCGGGCCCGGGCGGAGGTGGCGCTGGTGGCGGCGGTCGTCGAGGCGGCCACATCCACGGCGGCAACATGCACGTCGGCCCCGGCGGGTTCGGGATTGGCGGCGTCGGCATGGGCCTCGCAACGGACATGCTCGTGCCGCTGGCAGCGGCCGGCGCGTCGATCTACGTAGGGCACAAGTTCTACGAGGCCGCGAAAGACTATGACATGGCTTTTACGCGGTTCCGTACGCTGAATCTGGGCGACAAGGTCAACCAGGACGCCAACGCTTTCGCGCGCGGCACGAAGCAATTCGGCGTATCGATGACGGAGCGCATGACTGTGCTGCGCGACATGCACGAAGTCATGGGCAGCTATGAAGAAGCCAAGGCCGTTACCCCACTCTTTACTCGCATGCTTGCTGCGAACCGCGGCGTATTCGGTGAGGAAGGCAACAAGTTTGATACGAAGACTTTCCAAGCTCTCGGCAAGGTCATCGAGATGCGCGGCGGCACATCGTCTCCCGATGAGATGTTCAAGCAGGCCGATTTTGCGCAGAAGGTTCTGACCGGTTCTGCCGGCCTCGTGACGCCGACGGATCTGCTCGCGTTCATGAAGACCGGTGGCGTTGCAACGCGCCTCCTGTCAAACCAGGCGTTCTATGCGCAGT